AGGTTGTTTAGCCAAATCAAGGCTGGATCTAAAGGCGGGAGTAGCGGTCAATGGTCAGCAAGAAAAGCTCAAATGCTTGCTAAACGCTACAAGGATGCCGGTGGCGGATATAAAGACTGATGGCGCTAAAGAAGTCACAAAAAAGCCTTAAGAAGTGGACTAAGGAAGAATGGGGAACCAAGTCTGGAAAGCCTTCAACTCAAGGCAAGAAGGCTACAGGTGAACGGTATCTTCCAAAGAAAGCTAGGAAGGCTTTGACTGACAAAGAGTATGCGGCAACTTCTAAAAAGAAGAGATCGGATACAAAGAAAGGTAAGCAGCATTCAAAGCAGCCAAAGAAAATAGCCAAGAAGACTGCGAGGCATAGATAATGGCTGCTAGAAAACCAGCAAAAGGGAAGGCGAAAGTTAAAGTAACCTCTGCTGGTAAGAAGGTTAGCTACGGTCAGGCAGGTAAAGCAAAAGGTGGCGGCCCTAGAGTTAAACCGGGCACTTCTAAAGGTGATAGCTACTGTGCAAGAAGCTTGGGCATCAAGAAACGTTTACCTAAAAAGAAGCAAGATGACCCCAACACGCCTAATAATTTGTCTCGCAAGCGTTGGAAATGTTCAGGCGCAAAGTCGCGTAAGTAAAATTTTGGAGTTAACCAATGGGTATAAAATTTTCAGATGTTTCCCCGTTAGGGTCTTTAATTGGCGAAGGCAGTGTCGGGGGCATTATTCCGTATCTGCTACATAAAAGGCAGAATAAGAAACAAGATGGAAGAGAAAAACTTGCAGAAGATGCCAAGTTAGCTGAAGAAGCAAAGCTAAAAAAAGCTATAGACGGAGCTTCAAAAGCGGTGATGAGATCTGGAGGCAGAACCAGATCAAGACCTATTGACGGTAAAGCTATCAAAGGAAAGACTAGAGGCCGATTTGTATAATGGCTACTAGCGCATCATTTTCATTCAACCTAGATCTTGGTGAGGCTATCGAAGAGGCTTTTGAAAGAGCTGGTCTGGAGCTTAGAAGCGGTTATGACTACAAGACTGCGAGAAGAAGCATTGATCTGCTTATGCTTGAATGGCAGAACCGAGGGTTAAATCTTTGGACAGTAAACTTTGGCACCCAAGCTTTAACTCAAGGAACTAATTCCTATACGCTGAATGGAAAAATATTTGATATTGTAGAGGCTTTTCTTAGAACAGATTCAGGGGACACTCAGAGTCAGTTTGATCAAAGCATGTCTAGAATATCAATAAGCCAATACTCTCATTTGTCTAATAAGCTTACTCAGGCAAAGCCTTTGGAGTATTACATTCAAAGAACACCTGAAGGAATTACAGTAAATCTCTGGCCAACTCCTGATGGGCAAGAGACGTATACGTTTGGTTATTATTATATGGAGCGTATTGAGGATGCAGGAAAGCCCGCAAGTAATAACATGGACATCCCTGCTAGATACCTCCCTTGTTTTGTTGCAGGTTTAGCTTATAACTTGTCAATTAAATATCCAGAAGCGGCAGATAGGGCGGGACTGCTTAAAGGAGAATATCAAGAGCAGTGGGACTTAGCCTCCGATGCGGCTAGAGAAAAAGCTTCTTTGTTCATCTCCCCCGGAGGATATAAATTTTGAGTTACGCTAGCGGAAAATATGCGTTTGGATTTTGCGATAGGACTGGGTTTAGATATCCCAAGAAAGACTTGGTTCAACAGATTGTTAATCAGAGACCCACAGGGTTGCTTGTTGGCAAAGACGTTGTAGATCAAGATCAACCTCAGCTTCAGCTGGGAAAAGTTCGTGTAGATGATCCGCAGGCCTTAAGAAATCCTAGGCCAGATCAATCCCTAGAAGAGAGTCGCCAAGTTTTTTCATTTAACCCCGTTGGGGGCGGCGTAACAGCTTTAGGAAGCAGAACTGTTGGCTTAGATATTACAGGTGAAATAGGCAACGTAACGGTGGTGACCTAATGGCTTGGACGTTTACAACACTTAAGCAGGCTATTCAAGACTATACTCAAAATAGCGAGACAACGTTCGTTAATAATTTGTCTGTAATTATTACGCAGGCAGAGGATAGGATTTTAAAATCTGTTCAGCTTCCTGACTTTAGGAAAAACTCCGTAGGTATAACTACAGGGGCAAACCAGTATGTAGCTCTTCCTGATGACTTTTTGGCTCCGTACTCTCTTGCGCTTGATAACAACGGTTACGAGTTTTTGTTGTTTAAGGACGTAAATTTTATCAGGGAAGCTTATCCGGATTCTTCTTCTCAAGGAGTGCCGAAGTATTACGGCTTGTTTTCTGACGCTAGCTTTATTGTTGGGCCAACCCCTCAGAGTAATTATGTTATAGAGCTTCATTACTTTTATAAGCCAGACTCCATAACCACAACTGCAGACGGCACTAGCTGGCTTGGAACAAACGCAGAAAGCAGTTTGCTTTACGGCTGTCTTGTCGAGGCTTATACGTTTATGAAAGGAAATCCTGAGCTTATGCAGGTATACAATACTAGATACATGGAAGCCTTAGAGAATCTTAAATCTCTTGGAGAAGGTTATAGCACAACAGACAGCTACAGATCCGGCGCTATAAGGGCGGCTAGATAATGTTTGAAATGTCAGTAGGCAACGTTGGCTCTGTTAATGTTATAACAACCAGCAATGGAGGTCTTTCTGTAGAGCACTGGGCGGATAGGGCAACAAGCACTATAATATCGGTAGGCGATAAAAGCCATCCTCTTATTTCTGAACAAGCTGAAGTCTTCAAGGGGCAAATAAAAGAAGTAATTTCTTTTTATATGAAAGAGGCAATTAACAGCAACAAAACAACAATGATTGCTGAACTGGAATCTAAAGGCTATTCAGAAATAGCAGACATAATAAGGAGTTTATAATGGCCATTTCTCAGGCAATGTGTACGTCATTTAAAAAAGAGCTATTAGAAGCAAAGCACAATTTTACTGCAGCAAGTGATGTGTTCAAGCTGGCCTTGTATACAAGCTCTGCATCTCTGGGCGCAGCAACAACTGCTTACACAACTTCCGGGGAATCAAGCGGAACTGGTTACACTGCAAAAGGAGAGTTTCTGACAAGTGTAACGCCAACAAGTTCCGGGACTACTGGACTTACAGACTTTAACGATCTTACGTTCAGTTCAGTTTCCGTAACAGCAAGAGGGGCAATGATCTTTAATGAGGCCGCTTCTGGAGACCCTAGCGTTTGTATATTGGATTTTGGCGCAGACAAAATATCTACTGCTGGCGATTTTACTATCACCTTCCCTACAGCAGATGCAAGCAACGCCATCATAAGAATTGCGTAGAATATTAAGTGGCCGATGTCACTGTTGTATTCCAAGGATGGAACAGCTCCAATCAAGGCTGGGGTAGTGGCGGCTGGGGAGAGGATGTACCTCTTGCTGCCGGAACTTCTCAGCTTGGTTCGGTTACCGTTTCTGCGGATGCGGAAGTTTCTGTTACTGGAGTTTCTGGGACATCTTCCCTTGGCTCGGTTACAGTTACTGCAAAAGCAGAGGTTTCTGCAACAGGGGTGTCTGGGACTGGCGCGGTTGGCTCCGTCTCTGTTACAGCTGATGCGAATACGTCAGTCACCGGAGTTTCTAGTACAAGTGCGCTTGGCAGCGTTACGGTCTCTGCGAACGCAGAAGTTTCTGTCTCAGGAGTCGCTGCATCCGGTTCAACCGGCAGTGTTACAGTTACAGGGAAGGCAAATGTATCTCCTACGGGCGTATCGTGTACTGGAACAATCGGCACGGTTTCTGCGTCAGCGGATGCCAACCTTAGCGTTTCGGGGGTTTCTGCGACGACTTCAGTCGGCAGTGTTACTACTACTGCTGATGCTAACGTTTTGGTTACTGGAGTTTCTTGTGAGGCAAAGGTCGGCACGGTTTTAATTTGGAACGAAATAGTTCCTAACCAAGATCCTCAATGGACTCCTATATCAATAACTCAATCACCAAATTGGCAAGAGGTAGCTTAAATGGCAACTTATGTAAATGATCTCAGGTTGAAAGAAATCTCCACCGGAGACGAAGCTGGAACTTGGGGAACTTCCACCAATACCAATCTTGAGTTAATCGGAGAGTCCTTAGGTTACGCGACTCAGCAGGTATTTGGTTCTGACGCAGACGCAACAACTACGATTGCCGATGGTGCATCTGATCCAGCTCGCGCAATGTATTTCAAGATTACGTCTGCGGGTAGCTTGACCGCGACTAGGACTT